CTTCGATAGTAAACATTATCATTTGCAGTCAATGCACCATTTCGTACATTAGAACCACCAGCAAATGGGTTTGAAGTCATACCGTAGCGAGTCTTAAATCCAATTTTTGGTTGGAATGTATTTTCACCAACGGCACGAACCATCTGAAGAGGAACGTATGGACAGTAGAACAATCCTGCATCAGCAAAACCAGAACCTTTGTAACCAACTACATAGAACTGCTTTGCAGATGCATTTGCAGCATATGGGTCAATGTATACTTTATACTTACCATTTAGTACACCAGCAAAAGTTTGTCCTGCATCATCAGTTGCAAGACTGTTATTGAGAGCAGGAGTGTAATCCAATTGTCCAGCTGCGTTCAATGCAGAAGCAACGTCTGAAGAACAGATAATTACATTACCACGGCCTCGGCGAGTTTCTTGTGCAATCACGTTTGCATCTCGTTCAATCTGGAACATTAATCCTTTGAACTTCTCTACACTCCATCGTCCGTTTGAGTCAGTGTCAAGGTCAAAGATTCCAGAGTTTGTAGTATCAGATTGAGCTCCTGGCTTTGCAACTACATACACGGTACGAACAACTTCACGATTAATTTCATGAAGGATTTCGGTTGAAAGAATATTTGACAATTCAGTTTCAGCATCAAGACCATGAACTGCTTTCAAATCTTGTGCAAGTTCCATTGAATATTCTGCTTTCAATGCACGGCTTTTAGCTGTAACTGCAAATTTCTCAAGAGAGAAAGACATTTCAGCAAAGCTTTCATGACCAGAAGTAGAACCATCACCTAATGCTTCAGCATTAGCAGTAGTCATTCCAGCGGCAGCAGTATATGCGCCGGGAGAACTATCATTCAATACTGCTGGGTTTGTTTGACCATTAGATGAAGTACCAGCAGAGCCTGGAACGTTAGCTGTTGTACCAGCAGCAGAAAATTTAGAATCTGCTTCGTTATAGAATGCTTCTGTATCAGAGGATGCATTACCTTTGAAACGTGAACGCATTGCAAATACTAGTCCGGTTGGGCCAGTCATAGGTTGCACACCAGCAATGTCATAAGCAATCAAACTTGGCATTGCACGCCTTACCAAAGAAACCAAAATAGGATCATAATTGGTCATAGAACCAGTATCAGAGACTGGAGCAGCTTCTGAAAGAAACCCTCTCTCTTCTTTGATTGCTCTTTCTTGGTTTTCTAGAATTACAGCAGTAACTGCTTTTCTGTATGAATCTTTAATGGGTTCCATCTCACTATGATTAAGAACTGGTTCCCATTTTTCTTGTAAATGGTCTGCTTTGAACATGTTATTATTCCTTTAAAATGTTATTTAACAATATTTTTACTAATAGCAGCTACATATTTTGCCATAGAATCAGAAATTTCTGATTCTTGAATATGAGCATCATGGTCTACTGATTCAGAAACAATTTTTGTCTTTGGGAAATAACTTTCCTTTAGAGAGTTCAATTTAAAACTGAAAGATTCCTCATCAATAAATTCAAGGTCTTCAGCTAGAGATTTAAACTTTTCTTTTTCTGTGTCAGATAGATCTTCTGAAACTTCAACAAAGATAGAATCTTTAATGTGTGTTGAAACTTGTGATTTCAAGTCTACATTTTTTTGAATTTCTTCGTTTAGTTTTTGCTCCATTTCTTCTAGTTTTTCTGATTGAGATTCAAGAATATCGTACTTCTCATTAGGTACTTCAATATAATGCTCCTCAAACAAAGTTCGTAGTCCAGAAATAAAGTCTTCTGCAATTTCACCTTTCAATCCACGCTCAACCGCTAGTTGGTTTTTGCTCATCCATTGTTCTACAACATAATTAAGGTATTTATCAACTTTTTCAACTAATTCATCTTTATGGACATCAATATATTCTTGAACTTCACGTTCTTTTTCTTCTTCGATTCGTTCAACTTCTTCACGCAATTTTGACTTGACTGCAGCTTCAAAAATTACGGAAGCTTTTTCTTTAAACTCTTCTGACAATTCTTCACCACTTGTGAGTGCTTCAACATCATCAGTTACATCAACTTGAGAAAGACGAGCTTCAAAGTCTTCTTTGACTTTTTTC